CCATTACGACTACCACTGTCATCACCACCTTGATCCAGATTCTCGCCCAAGACCAATGTTAGTTGCTCCTTACAGAAGTCTACGGCTTGAGTATTGTTGCCAACACTCATAAAATTTCTAACAGTTAAGTCTTTAATTTTAATCATATATTTTTATAGATATCCATAAGAAGTTTAATATTATACGTGTCACTTTCTAAGCTTGTCAACTGATTAATAACAATTTGATCTAAACTTTCAAACGCTGTAATTTCTAAATCAGTATTAAGTTCTACATCACGCTTTTCAGGAATCAGTGTAAGTTCACGAATGTCATAATTTCCAATAAATTCTTCTTTGATGGCACTACCTTCTTCATAACTGATAGGAATGTCTAATGTTACACGAAGATGTTGTTTAGGTTTGATCAATGTATCTTTTTCATCAATCAGTCTACTAAGTGTAACAGTTCTAAAAGTAGGTTGTTGATCCCAGGCATGGTATTTGGGTTCGGCACCCCACTCTAATATCATCATGCCTCGGTCATCATCCCAAGCATCAGCATAATTATGTGGGAAAGCATTTCCAATATAGTGCATGTTCTGTTTATTTTGACGTTTATGAAAGTGTCCACTAAGGCCAATTTCATATTTCTTAAATTGACTTAACTGTATTTCACCATGATCAGGCATTTGTACCATAGCATTCATAAAGAAACTGGGCAATTCAAAGTGACCAAATATATAGCGAGCATCTTTTTTACCTACAGTTTTCCATTCATCACCTACAAGCCAAGGACACATAGTAACTTCACCCTGTGTTATAGGTTTGTGTACAACGGTGATGCCTGGAATATATTTGCCAAACTCTACACTATGAATATCTCGTTTATCTTTATAGTAGAGATCATGATTACCAGGAAAGAAAAAGAACTGATCAAATGCTTGGCCAAGTTTTTCCAAACTGCGTAAACTATAATCCATAGTAACGATATTAAGACTATTGCGATTATGATGCCAATCGCCCAAAAAGAATCCAGTATCACATCCGTTCTCCTTTGCGGTTTTAATAAACCAATCTACAAAATCTTCACAATCTTGGTTATGTACTTGACTATTAGATTTTAGACCAAAGTGTATGTCTGTAAAAAATGCTGCCTTTTTAAATAAACTCATTCCTCTTCTCTTTCATACCTTTTTAAGCTGGCTGTATGTTCAGCATTGCTGATTCGTGTATAACTTGGGTTCATATCGTTCATTTCGAGAATATCATCTCTAATATTTTGATTACGTTTTTCAATATTGATTATTCGAACAAAACTATTAGTAACAGCAGCAGTAAAATAAGCAAAAGGATTGTTCGATTTGGCTTCATTAAATTGTAGTCCTACCTGTGTAAGTTGTAATATGGCCTGTGCTCGCATCTCATCATTGTAGGTATAGCCACGAACGTTGCCACGGGTAGCATAACGTTCACATAATTTAATATACATACGAGCTAGAGTGTTGGTTATTTGTCCATGATCTTTGCTAAATTTACCGCTTTTTACTCCACCCTTCCAATGACTTTTTCCAACGCATATTAATTCATCGTTTTCATCAAATTTCCAGTGTTGAAATGGTGGAAAGTTTACACGATCATGTCCATCTGCTTCAGTTTTTTGATTCTTTTTTCGTGTTTTATTCACAGGAATATGTTCATAAGTCATTATTCTAAATACAATATCTGTTTTAGCTATTTTTTTATAGTCAACTTCACATTCTGCTAATTTAATCTTTTCACCAGCTTCACGTCTACGAGCATAATCCTCATCACCCATTCTTTTGGCACGATTACGTTTGGCCTCTGCTATGGTTCTAATGTTGATTTTTTCTAAACTATAAAGAATTAAATCATACTGATTATATTCTGGTTTGCTATAACTGGAATATGTGTTTTTACTCTTGTGTATTTCTTCCAATAAATCTTTGTTATTAAGATAGTTAACGCTCATTAAATATTCCTCTCCTGTTATTAGTATAAACTACGCACATAACAAAGTCAAATAAATATTTGCCAAAGGGGAATAAAATGTCATTCTTAAGAAATTTAGCCACAGCCGCTGTGGCAGGAGCAGCAACCGCAGCAGCAGCCAGTGCCATAGGAGCAGGTGCCAGCGGGTTGATGAGTGCTTTACGCAGTAAAAATTTACCGTTAAATGCAGAAAGTTTCTCTCCCAAAGAGGTAGCCACTGCTCAAAGTGGTTCAGATGGTGATCCTAAGGATTGGCGTGTTAGACTTGGATTCCCCAGTAGTGTTATGCCATATGTTTCAAGTAACTTATTTAAGCCTTTGCGTGATTCAGGAGGGTTAATCTTTCCCTACACTCCAACTATTACTATAAGTAGTCAAGCAAATTATACTGAAACTCCCCTTACACATCATAATTTTCAATTTGTTAGCTATCAAGGTAGTAGAGTCAGTGAAATCAGTGTATCTGGTGATTTCTTTGTAGAAGATGCTGTGCAGGCTCAATATTGGTTGTCAGTGGTTCATTTTCTGCGTAGTGCAACAAAAATGTTCACAGGTGACAGTAGTCTCGCTGGTAACCCTCCCATAATTTTATACTTTAATGCATATGGTGACTATGTTTTTAAGGATGTACCTGTGGTGGTTAAAAGTTTTAGTATGACACTACCTAAAGAAGTTGATTATATCACCACAAATATAGAAAATCCTCCAAGCAAAGCAGGTGGCGGATTTGGTGCTGGAGATCCTACAAACGCTATATCTGATATGGCCAACAAGATAGCAGGCGTTACCAGTGCAGCAGGTCTTACTCAAGCAGCTAATACTTTAAGAAATGTAGGCAATGTAGCTAATCTAATAAGTGGAGGTTTAAGCATGACTAAGCCTAAGAGTATTGGTAGTACTGGGTCAACATCGAGTTCAGATGATAGCCATGTTCCTACTCAAAGTACACTCAATGTTAGTTTATTACCAGTTTACAGCAGAACAAGAATACGCAAATTTAATCTTGAAACGTTTATAAATGGTGGTTATGTAAAGGATGGATTTATCTAATGGCCAAATATAGCCCAACAAGTCCCTATGTGGAAACTCCGGTAACTAATAATTACTTGGATATATTAAGTATTAGACCAGTTAGTGCTGAATCTGATGATTATTTGTACACTATAGAAAGTCAATATACTTTTAGACCAGATTTATTGGCTTATGATCTTTATGGAAGCCATAACTTATGGTGGGTTTTTATTCAACGTAACTTAAATGTATTACAGGATCCTATATTTGATTTTATTCCAGGCACTCAAATATATTTGCCAAAGAAAAGTAGTTTATTCAAAGTATTAGGAGCCTAAGATGCCAACACTTAAAAATCTCGTCAAAGCCACAGCAGCCGTAAGTGTAGCCAATGCCGTAGCAGGAGCATTTAATAAAAATGGTGTAGTAGATGGATTAAAAAATGCAGCACAAAATCTTGGGGGTCAATTAGATAAACTTAAACAAATACCTAATCTTGATCCCAGTCAAATATTGAATAAGATTCCTGGGCAAAGTGTTAATCCACTTGCAGCAGGTATAATTGGTGGTGTTATAAAAACAGAAAGAGCCAAATTATTAAGCAATCTTGATGAAGAAAATGTAGTTGAATTTGAAGCTAATGAATTACCCCTACGCAATATTTTGTCTAACTATGCAGTGGTAAATTATTTTTGGACTATGAGTGTGCTGACACCGTTTCAAATAAATTTTCCAGATGAAACATATAAGAAGGGTGATATTGGTGACATAATTTTTCAAAGTGCAGGTGGTAATCCTGAAAATCGCGTGGGACTTAAGGCCTATGCCAGTCCTAACTTAGGTGACATAGATCGCAATCCTCCAGATTATAATCCTGAAGGTAAATTTGATTTTTTTATAGATAATGTAAGAATAAAAAGTGTCATTGGTATGGATGCCCAAACAAAAAATACTAATGCTACTACAATGAGTTTTAATATTCTTGAACCAAATAGCTTTGGTATGTTCTTCCAATCTTTACAAATGGCAGCTGCTAATAACGGTTATGAAAATTGGGTAGTTATGCCTGTACTTTTAACTCTACAATTTAAAGGGCATTATAGTGCAGATACACAAAATATTGATTATGCTGTAACCAAACGTCATTTTCCTATAAGGATCACTAATATTAATCTACGTGTAACTGAACGTGGTAGTTTATATGAATGTGAAGCAGTAGCTTGGAATGATCAAGCCTATAGTGATACTGTAAGTTCAATACCTGTGGATATTACCTGTGAAGGTAGTACAGTACAACAAATGATACAGGATGGTCCAATGAGTGTTCAAAGTATACTTAATGATGCGCTCGTAGAACAAGCTATAAAAAATAAAATATCTATTCCTGATCGTATAGTATTTTTGTTTCCCACAGATACATCAACTGGCAAAGGTGATACAACAGATGATAGTAGTAGTCCTAAAGGTGCTACAGCCAATCCTAATGTTAAAAAGAATGACAAATTATTCAAACAATTAGGTTTAGAGTTAAGTAGTGACGGATACAATTTAGTACAAAAAGCCAATGTCAATCCTGTAGGTAAGGCTAGTATTGGTTTTACAGATAGACGTAAAGCACAGGGTATATTTGGTAAAGAGGGTGTTTCTTACGATGAAAAAACTAAGGTTTTAAAACGTGGTAGAATTGAACTTACATCTAATAAGGGTTTGGCCACATTTAAACAAGGAACATTAATACCTACAATATTGAATGAAGTATTATCCAGTAGCAGTTATGGAATAAGTGCTTTAGATCCTGCCAACATTAGTAAAGAAGGAAAAATTCAATGGTATAAAATTAGCAGTCAAGTTTATGTTTTGGACACTGATGAAAATGTTGGTAAATTAGGACGTAATCCATATCTTACAGTATTTAGAATAATACCATTTGAAGTGCAACATAGTCAATTTATTAGTCCAGAGACAAAGCCAAGTGGTGTAGGTGAGCTCAAGAAAACATCATTAAAAGAATACAATTACTATTATAGTGGTAAAAATACTGAAATCTTAGATTTTCAAATAAAATTTAACACAACATTTTACACATCTATGAGCAGTGATGCTGGCAAAAATAACCAAGATGCTGTACAAAGAGATAAAAATGCTACAGTAGCTACACCTACAAGTCCAGTCGTAGTAAACGGTAAAGTTACACAATTTAGAAGAAAAGCAGATGGTACCTTATATGATGCTAAGGATGAATATAATCAAGGCAAACATGGTAATGTAAACATAAATGATTCTGCCACAAAAGTGTTGATTAATACAGATCGTACAAAAATTAAGAAAACTGGAGGGGGTATTTTTCCAGATGATCCTGCTACACTGATAACCAAGCAATTTATGGAAAGCATAAGCAAAGGTGCTGATATGATTACTGTTAATATGAAAATTTTAGGTGATCCTTTTTTCCTTGGTGACAGTGGTATAGGTAATTTTACTGAAAAAGGTACAAGCAATAAAAATATTAACAAGAGTGGAGCCATTAATAATGAACGTTCTGAAGTTTACATTACAATAAATTTTAGAAATCCCATAGATATTAATGGTAATTTATATGATTTTCCTAATGAAAAAATTGTACCACAGATCAGTGGACTATACAAAGTTAATATGTTAGAAAGTATGTTTGATAGAGGTATGTTTTCTCAAGATTTGGAGCTAACACGTATGCCCAATTATGATTCTGTTTCACCTGGGGGTACTGGGGCTACCAGTGGTGAAAATGCTGTTGATTTCGCACCACCAACTACTACACCTACAGTGCTTGAAACTCCTCAAGATTCTGACAGTGCAAGAACTATACAAGATGCAGAATAATGAGTGAGCTTAACAGATCAAGTTTAGACTATGTAGGACAAACAAAAGAAGATGGACTCATTTTGGCTGTTGTAGTGAGTCATCTTGATCCTAACTACATGGGTGCCTTACAAGTAGAAAAATTACGTGAAGTAGGTAATGATAGAGAACGTACGGGACAATTAGCAACTGTACAATATTGTAGCCCATTCATAGGTAGTACCAGCGAAATTTTCAATAACAAAACTAATGATTACAACGGTACTCAAAAAAGTTATGGTTTTTGGATGGTACCTCCAGATGTTGGTACCACAGTAGTTTGTTTCTTTGTTGACGGTGATCCATCAAGAGGTTATTACTTAGGCAGTATTCAAACTAAGGATGCTAATTTTATGATACCTGGTATGGCATCAACCATTTATCATGAAGACGGAATTGAGGAACGTGTTCCAGTAGCAGAATATAATAAAAAAGCTGATCTGTTGATATGCCAAGATACAACAAGAATTAAGAAACCACAACATCCTTTTACTCTCACTCTACAGGCACAAGGTTTATTAAAGGATGATATTAGAGGTATAACAACCAGTAGTGCTCGTAGAGAATGGCCCAGTGCTGTATTTGGTATTAGCACACCAGGTCCAATAGACAAAAGTGGTCCCATAGGCAAGGTTGGCAAGTATGAAAGTAAGGCCAAAATGCCTGTGAGTAGATTAGGTGGTAGTACTTTTGTTATGGACGATGGTGATGATAAGTTTATACGCCGTAAAAATGCCAGTGAAGGCCCACCAGATTATGCTGCTGTAGAAGATGATGAAACAGATGGTGACTATAAAATACCCCATAATGAACTCATACGCATACGTACTCGAACAGGTCATCAAATATTATTACATAATAGTGAAGATTTAATTTATATAGGTAATGCTCGTGGTACTACATGGATAGAATTAACCAGTGATGGTAAGATGGATATCTATTGTGAAGATAGTATAAATGTTCATACTAAAAACGATTTTAATTTATATGCCGATCGTGATATTAATATGGAAGCAGGACGTAATTTTAATATCAAAGTAAAAGAAGAAATGCACACTCAAGTGGGCAAAGATAATATTTTAATTATTGATCAAAACCAAAAAATTCATATAAAACAAAATAAAGATGAAACTGTGGACGGTAATAGCCTATACAACATTATTGGTAATTATGATACAAATGTTGGTGGTCATATTTTTGAGACAAGTGGTGATAATAATGAAACCAGATCAGGATCAGCTATAATTGAAACCGCTCCTGTAATACATATGAATGGTCCAGAGGCTGCAACTGCTGCTTTGGCTACTAAACCACAAGAATTAAAGACCCACAGTGTACCTGATCAAGAAGGAAGCGAACTGTTTAAAACTATTGTACGTAGAGTGCCTATAAAAGAACCATGGCCAGGTCACGAAAATCTTTCACCTGAGGATTATAAACCAGATAAAACAGATCGTGATATAGATGGTAGATATGAAGGTAATAGTGAAAGTATACTAATAACACCTTCATTCTTTAAGAAATATACTACTAAGTACGACACATTTTCAAAGGTTAAATCATGAGTATACAACGATTATATGAAACTACCACAGTAAAAAGCTTGATGCCTAAGGATCAACCACCTTTACCACGTACCTATAGGGGGTTTAGTAGTAATAATAGTTATAGTGAAAATTTTACGTTGTATGATTTAAGTTTGATCAAACAGGATTTACTTAATCATTTTAATATTAGACAGGGAGAAAAATTAAGTGATCCTACATTTGGTACCATAATATGGGATATTATTTTTGAACCTTTAACTGAAGATATAAAAAGAATACTTTTGGAAAATGTAACACAGATAATAAATTACGATCCAAGAGTTAGAGCTGATAACATTATTGTAACTGCCTATGCTACAGGCATACAAATCGAGTGTGAATTAACCTATTTGCCATATAATATTAGTGAAAATTTACAGTTCAGATTTGATCAAAGCTTGGGCTTGATTGGTTAAAGTAGCAGTTAAAAGGCTGCAATAAATAAAGAATAAGGATAGTTTATGTCATCAACTGATAGACAAAATAGGTTACTGGTAGCGGAAGATTGGAAGCGCATCTATCAAAGCTTCAAAAACGCTGATTTTACCAGTTACGACTTTGAGAATCTACGTAGGGTAATGATCAATTACCTTAGAGAAAACTATCCTGAAGATTTCAACGATTATGTAGAAAGTAGTGAATATCTTGCTTTAATAGATATGATAGCTTTTCTTGGTCAAAGTTTTGCTTTTCGTGTAGATCTTAATGCCAGAGAAAATTTCCTTGAATTAGCTGAACGTAGAGAAAGCATACTTCGTTTGGCCAGAACATTAAGCTATAATGCAAAACGTAATAAACCTGCAAATGGATTGCTTAAATGGGAAAGCATAAGCACTACAGAAGATATTATAGATAGTAATGGTAGAAATATCAGTAATACAGAAATTATATGGAATGACCCCAGTAATGCTAATTGGCAGGATCAATTTATAAGAATAGTAAATGCTGCTCTACCTATTACAGCTCAATGGGGCAGTCCAGATAGCAGTGCTGAAATTAATAATATACCCACACAGCAGTATAGATTGCAAAGTATTGGAACAAGCGTGCCTGTATATGGGTTCACTAAACCTGTTGATGGACGTAATGTAAATTTTGAAATAGCCAGTACAATAATAAAGGATGGATCAATAGTAGAGGAGCCACCATTGGCAGGTAGAAGACTAAGTTTTCTTTATAGAGATGATGGTCGAGGAGCAGCCAGCAATAGTAACGGTTTCTTTTTACACTTTAGACAAGGTAGTCTTAATACAGGTACATTTAATTTAACACAGCCAACAACAAATGAAATAGTAGACATTGACGCTATTAATATTAATAATTCGGACGTGTGGCTTTATAGACTTAATGCTAATGGTGTTGAAAGTGAATATTGGGAGCAAGTTCCCAATTTTGAGGCAAACAACATTATCTATAATAGTTTAAGGAAAGATATTAGAAATATCTATAATGTTGTAACACGTACCAATGATAGAATAAGTCTAATATTTGGAGATGGGGTATTTGGAAATATACCAGCAGGACAATTTAGAATATATTACAGAGTAAGTAATGGTCAGTCATATACAATAAATCCAAAAGATTTACGTAATGTAAGCATTGATATAGGGTATCTATCAAATACAGGACAGTTAGAGAATATGACCATCACAATGAGTCTACAAGTCAGTGTATCTAATAGCAGTCCAAGTGAAACCGATGATGAAATTAAGAATAAAGCACCAGCTACTTATTATACACAGAATAGAATGATAACTGCTGAGGACTATAATATTAGCCCTCTAAGTGTAGATCAAGATGTTCTTAAAGTAAAAGCAGTGAACAGAACTAGTAGTGGTATCAGCAGATATTTTGACTTAATTGATCCAACTGGCAAATACAGTAGTGTAAATCTTTTTAGTGATGATGGAATATTATATAAAGAAGAATACAATGAAAGTTTTAGATTTAGCTATAGAAATAGAATAGATATATTAGGTATTGTTACTAATCAAATTTTACCTTTTTTACAGAATACAAACTTACGTAATTTTTATTATGCAAGATTTGGCAAACAAGATGTTGGAACAATTTTTAATATTCGTTGGTTTAAAAATAGTGAGAGCTATAATCAAAGTACAGGCAAGTTCAAAGATAACAGTAATCAAGTTATAGGAAATACAAGCACTATTTTAAGACATCTTGAGTCAAATGCATTGATAAAATTTGTAGCTCCATCAGGTAAACTATTCAATAAAAATCGTAATAATGTTTTGGTTAATGTTACTGAAAATATACCTAACACTGTAAGTTATCTATGGGCCAAAGTAGTTAGTTTAGATAATAACGGTTTAGGAACAGGAACAGGAGAATTAACCAATGGGACTGGCGCTGTAGTTCTTAACCAACCAATTCCAGAAGGAGCTATTGTGGATAGTATCATTCCACGATGGAGAACTAGCTTAGATACTGAAACTATAGAAATAATCAGCGAATTAATTTATGCAAATAAGCAATTTGGTCTACGCTATGATATAGATAGTAAAGAATGGAAAATTGTTTTTGATGTTAATCTTAATTTAACTGAAACATTTAGTATAGGTAGTGCAGGTGATATTAGTAATCAAAAATTAGATAGCAGTTGGATGATAAGTTTTACAACAGATAGTGAATTTTATACAGTAACATCACGTAATACTCGTTATATTTTTGAAAGTGATAAAAAAATTAGATTTTATTTTGAAAAATCTAATAAAGTATACGATACCAAAACTAATAAAATTATTAAAGATAGAATCAGTTTACTAAACATCAATACTAATCCTAATAATACAGGTATAATAAATTACAACTTAGACTGGGAAGTTACAGATGAATATATAGGGACTGATGGGTATGTTGATACAAGAAAGGTTGAAATCAGTTTTTTTGATGAAAATGATGATAATATTGTAGATGATCCAGAATTATTTGATGTAATTATAAAACCAAGTTATAGTTTTTGGAATATTACTCAAAGTTATTCTTTAGATAACCTTGTGCTGTATAAAAATTACATCTATAAATCATTAGTCAATGCCAATGTTGGCAATATTCCTGATGAAACTCCTCAAGATTGGGTCATCATCTTAGATAATTTTATTATTTTAGAAAAATATGAAACAGAAACTGGGCAATATGACTATAGATATAAAAGTATAATTAAAGATAACGGACAAAATCAAGTAAATGTAGTTAAGGACATGAGTTATTCTCAACCTTATGAAATTGATGGGACATATGTGTATGCTTTAGAAACAAGTACATTATTCAAATATAATGTATTATTAGGTAAATTTATGGCTAATCTTGATTATAAAGTACTTGAAGGAAGAGATAATCTAAAGTTTCAATACAGTCATAGTGCAGATTATGAAGCTCGTATAGATCCTGGCCAAAGTAATTTGATGGATTTATATGTATTAACAAAACAATATGATATCAATTTTAGACAATGGTTAAATGGTGCTATTCTTGATGAACCTATGCCACCAAGTAGTGATCAATTATTCCTAACATTGAGCACAGATTTAAATGCTATAAAGGCTATGAGTGATGAAGTTATATATCACCCCGTCAAGTATAAGGTATTATTTGGTAGTAAAGCTATACCAAGTTTAAGAGCATCATTTAAAATTATTAAAAATATAGAACAAATTATTAGTGATAATGAAATAAAAAGTCGTGTGTTAAATTCAATAAACGAATTTTTTAGTTTAGATAATTGGGATTTTGGTGATAGTTTTTATTTTAGTGAGCTGGTAGCTTACATTATGAATAGAACTGCACCTTTTCTTGTTAATATTGTAATAGTTCCAAGGTCTGAGCAATTAGCCTTTGGATCTTTATTTGAAATTAAAGCTGAAAATGATCAAATTTTTATAAATGGTGCTACTACTGATGATATTGAAGTAATAGAAACATTAACAGCAAGTTCTTTGACCTCTGGAACATTAAATTATGAGAATAATATTGTGTCACAACAGGTAATAATTAGTAAAACAGGATATAACTAATGTCTGAAGAATACGGAGTTCCTATTGATAACAAAGGTAAGAGAAAAAGTGAAAGCTTTTTGCCTCGTTATTTTAGAACAGATACCAATAAAAAGTTTTTATCTGGAACACTTGATCCCTTAATTCAAAACGGAACGGCACGTAGGTTAAATGGTTTCATAGGTAGAAAAAACAGTAAAGCATCTAAAGGTGATGATATATTCCTAAAGGAAATTACAGAAGATAGGAATAATTATCAGCTTGAACCTTGTCTAATGGCTGAGGATACTTTAGGCAATACCAGTTTTTTTAAAGATTATATAGATTATATTAATAGTATCAGTGTATTAGGTGGTCTTACAGAAAATCATCAACGGCTTAATAAACAAGAATTTTATAGTTGGGATCCGCATATTGATTGGGATAAATTTGTTAATTATCTACAATATTACTGGTTGCCATATGGGCCTGAAACTATTCCAATTAGAGGACAAAAAACATTAGATACCACCAGTACTTACAACATACAAGTTGTGGATGAAGGTGATAATTTTGCTTACTTGTTTACTCCAGATGCATTAACACGCAACCCTGATTTAAGATTATACAGAGGGCAAACATATAGATTTGAAATTAATAGCCCTGACCATCCTTTTGCAGTAAAAACAGCCAAAGTTAGCAGTGCTACACCTAAGTTCAGAGGCTCAACTACGTTTAACTATGCACAACATGGAAAAAATAATTTTAGCTTAGATATATTAACTGATAATGATATTATAGATAATTTCCTTGTAGAAGTTTACATTGATGGAAATAAAATACCCCAAGATAAATTTACAACATATATTAATGCCAATAGGAAAAAAGTTTTACAATTAGAAAAAGATATAACATTAGGTCAAGTAGTTGTAGTTGACTTTTTTATTAAGAGAATTAACGACGAATACAGATATCTTGATGGTATAAAAACTTTTGAATATGTCAATGGTGTATTAAAAGAAACAAAAAATTTTAATGTCAAACATGGTATTTTAGAATTTACAGTTGGTACACGTACACCTGATATTTTGTATTATGTAAGTGAAAACGATGCTAATACATCTGGTATTTTTAAAATTTTTGACATAGATGAAAATAGTATTATCAATGTAGATGAAGAAATTATTGGCAAAAAAGACTTCGTAAGCAATGGTTTAAAATTATCTAATGGCATGAAAATACGCTTTAGAGGTTTAGTTTTTCCAGAATATTATAGAGACAAAGACTTTTACGTAGAAGGTGTTGGAGAAGGTATTAGTCTTATTGACGAAACTACATTAGAAGTAGTAAATGATATAGCCTACAACGTGGACGTAAATTTTGATGTTACAGGATTTGATGAATTAGCATTTAACAACATAAAATATGCTGCATTAGATAAAGATTACATTGTTATAAACAGAAGCAGCAAGGATAGAAATTCTTGGAGTAGATATAATCGTTGGTTTCACAAGGATATAATTGAAACCACTGCCAAGGTATTAGGTAAAACTCCAGTATTTGATCAGGATAAAAGAGCCTTACGACCTATTATTGAGTTTAAGCCTAATATACGTTTGTTTAACTTCGGTAATAGGAGCAAACCAAACATTGATCTTGTTGATGATTTTACCACAGATGTGTTTAGTATTATTGAAGGTAGTCCAGGGTATAATGTAGATGGAGTGCCATTATTGACTGGTCATAGGGTATTGTTTACTGGTGATAACGACATCTATGTAAAAAATAAAATTTTCAAAGTAGAATTTATAGATTTATATGATGAAAAAACTGGTATAACCAAACGTGTAATTCATTTAAACAGAGAACAAGACAGTGATCCTGAACAAGATCAAACAGTATTAATATTATCAGGAACTCAATACACCGGTAAAATGATGTGGTTTGATGGTAATTCTTGGACTTTAGGACAAAATAAAACACAAATTAATCAACAGCCATTGTTTGAATTGTTTGATGATGAACATATTAAATTGACTGATAACTCAAAATATGATTCAAGTACATTTAAAGGTACAAAATTATTTTCATATAAGGTTGGAACAGGGACTATAGATAAAGAATTAGGTTTTCCTTTAACCTACAGAAATATTAATAATATAGGTGATATTGTATTTGATTTTAATCTTATTAATGATACTTTTAAATATAAAATTGATATTACAGTTATAGACGATATTATTGCTAACAAATACTTAGAATTTTATACTATAAATCAAACTAAGGCATTGATTAATGGATGGACTGTAAATCATATTGATATAGTGCAACCTATTGTTAGAATTTATAAAAATGAATACTACTCAAAAAACGGCCAACAAGTTTTAAAAGTAAATGATTTTTCCTTAGATGTTTATGATGATTACAATAATCTTGAAGATTTAAAGATAAAAGTTTTTGTCAATGGTGAAAGATTATTAGATAGTGATATAAAAGAAATTTATAATGGAGTATTATATAAACAAGTAGTACTAAAAAATGACATAGTTGAAAACGACATTGTTACTATAAAATGTTATTCTAAACGGGCTAAAAATAGTAATGGCCATTATGATTTTCCTATAAACTTTCAAAATAATCCTTTAAATTATAATTTACAAAGTTTTACCTTAGGGGAAGTCATAGATCATGTTGATAGTATTATTGATAACATACAAAACTTTGATGGAGTCTATCCAGGACCATGTAATTTAAGAGATATAGGTAGTTTAAGTAATTATGGAACCAAGTTTGTACAACATAGTGGTAGTTTAAATTTACCATTATATCATTTCACAGACAAAAAAGCAAATATTTTTAAAGCTTTAGAAATGTCTATGAATGATTATAATAAATTTAAGCGTTCATTTATATTTAATAGTCAATATCTTGAAGAAGGTATGAGCGTAAAAAATGCTACAGACTTGTTATTACAGAATTTAAATCTTAGTAAAACTAAAAGTATGCCATATTATTTTAGTGATATGTTAGCATATAGTGGTCATGTACATACTCAATTCAAAATTAAAGAATTTGTTCAGCAAAGTTTTCCATTATCAAAAATTTTTAACCTTAAAAAACTTAGTACTCAAGCCACATACATATATGTTAATCAAAATCAACTGTTACATGAGCGTGATTATGTGTTTACAGATGATGGATTTATTAATGTATTGGTAAAATTGACAGAAAACGACATAGTTGATCTGTACGAGTATGATAGCACAGATGGATGCTTTGTGCCACCAACACCTACAAGTCTGGGCCTATATCCTAAATATGAACCACGCAAGTACCTTGATACTACTTTGCTTGAACCACAACATGTTATACAGGGTCATGATGGTAGTATAGTATTAGCATTTAATGATTTTAGAGACGATTTAATATTAGAAATAGAAAAACGTATATTCAACAACATAAAAGTTGAATATGATCCAAAAGTCTTTGATTTATATGATTTTATACCTGGATCAAATCGTAAAACCGATTACACTCTTGATGAATTTAACAAACTATTAGGTCCTAATTTTTTCCAATGGACAAGACTTATTGATCAAGATTATACCAAAACACAAATATATCTTAAATCCAACCCATTTACCTATAATTATAGTGAAGTACAAAGTTTTGATTTTACTACTTTACCAGGTTTTTGGAGAGGTATTTATAGATGGTACTATGATACTGATCGCATACATATTTGTCCTTGGGAGAGTTTAGGATTTACAATTAAACCTAAATGGTGGGATAATGTATATGGTCCTGCTCCCTATACCAGTGATAACTTGATTTTATGGCAGGATCTTGCAGAAGGGCGTATTAGATATCCTGATAAGCCTGTTATAGTAGCAAAATTTGTAAAACCAGTATTAGAGAATATACCTACCAATGCAGGTGGCGGATTATTAAATCCTATAGAAGCCAGTCTTGCTACTGGTTTATTCAATGCACGTACAGAAAAGAATTATGTATTTGGTGATGTTAGTCCAGTAGAAAATGCTTGGCGTAGAAGTAGTTACTATCCTTTTGCAATTTTACGTACTTTGTTATTGATGAATCCTACACGCATGTTTGGACTATGTTTTGATCGTTCACGAATTATCAAAAACCCATGTGATCAATATGTATATAAAGAAACAGGATTACATCTAAAACTTAAAGATTTAGTTATAACAAGTACACCAAAAGATACAAAGCGTATCCAAACTGCTGGTTTAGTTAATTATATTGTAGATTATTTGATATCTGATAAGAATATAGCCTATGAAAATTATAAAGATATACTAACAAAATTAACCAATAAGTTAAGTCATAGATTAAGTGGATTTAGTAGTAAAGATAAATTTAACTTGATATTAGATAGTAGAAGTGTTAATAGCAAATCTGGTGTGTTTATTCCACAAGAAAATTATAAGATATTTCTTAATACAAGTTCACCTACTAAGAAATTATTTTACAGTGGTGTAATAATTACTAAACTACTAACAAGATATGGATTAGGTTATGAAATAAAAGGGTACAGCCAAGCAGAACCATACTTTAAATATTATCTCTATAATCAACCTGGTTATGAAATTAATGTTGGTGGTATTAGTGAGTCATTTATAAACTGGGAAGTCAATCAAAAGTATATTGCAGGTAACATACTCAAAATTGGTGAATTTTATTATAGAGTAAAAATTAGCCATACAAGTTCAACAAATGTTGATTATACATTATTACAAAAACTTCCTGCATTACCAGTAGTAGGAGGTATTAATGCTAACATACGAACCAGTTTTGATCCTTTGGTACAAACATTAAATTATGGAACAGTATTGTTTTCCATACAGGAAGTTGTAGATTTTATCTTAGGATATGATGCATACCTTAAAGACCAAGGATTTGTTTTTGATACCTTTTTACAAGATTTAAATTCTATTGCTAATTGGGAAACCAGTGTTAAAGAATTTTTATTTTGGAATACACAAAACTGGGGAGCTGGTAAAGAAACTTATGTAGAGTGGGAACCACAAACGTTATTTCAAGAAAATGACATTGTTATGTACAACAATGAATTTTACAGATCAAGAAGTAGACATGTAACCTCTACAATATTTGACCCTACAGAATACACTTTTTTAGATAGTATAGATACTGAAGGAGCCAGTGCTATTAGTTTGAGTCCTGGTGCTATTAATGTTGAATTGAAACTAAATTATAATGTAGTTGAAGATATTAATTCAACTATTGAATATGAAATTTTTAAATCAGACGGAACCAAATATAATCCAAAAGATTTAAATTATTTTAGAGATAATGGTATTTTTAATGTCAAACCTAAAAATTCTGATGATGGAATTTATGGTGTTGGGGTATACCTAATACAAAAAGAACATGTACTTGTTATTGATAATGTTACTCAGTTTAATGACATAATTTACAACATAAGCACTGGTTATAGACAAGATCGTATTAAAATATACGGCTATAAAAGTATCAATTGGGAAGGTGGTTTTGAAAGTCCAGGGTTTATATATGATGAAGCATATGTACAGGATTGGACTCCATACGTAGACTATAACATTGGTGATATTGTCAAATATAAAGAGTTTTATTACACTGCAACTAAAAAAATACCAGGGGATCAGAATTTTGTAAACAGTGAATGGGAACGATTAAATGAAGTTCCAACAAGTAAACTACTACCCAATTGGGACTACAAGGCCTTACAATTTACAGATTTTTATGATCTTGATAGTGATAATTTTGATAGTGGACAACAAAAAATTGCACAACATTTAATTGGCTATCAAAAACGCAGTTATTTACGAAATATTATTAAAAATGATGTTAGTGAATTTAAGTTTTATCAAGGTATGATAACTGAAAAAGGCACTGTAAATTCATTAACTAAGTTATTTGATATATTAGGTCCTGATAATGAGGAAAGTCTTGAATTTATTGAAGAATGGGCAGTAAGGGTTGGACGTTTTGGCAGTAGTGAAGCTTTTGATGAAATAGAATTTATAATTGATGAAGATCAATTTAAAATAGAACCACAACCTTATGAACTTATTGATAAAGTAGATAATGCTGCTACAGATCTTGTAGTTCGTGTGACAAAAAATGACCTATTTCTAAAACCTAAATACTACGATAAAAATATTTGGCCTAAGGAAAATGATTATAATCCATTGTTGAAAACCCCAGGATTTTGCAAAATAGAATTTGCCAAAGCTGTACTAAATGATCTTGATGATATACTTGTTGAACAACAAACTAATTTAATTAATATTAACGATTTTGAAGTAGGTGATTATATATGGTGTGGATTTCAAACTAAAATTAATAGATTTAAAGACGACTGGTTTATATATAGGTTTACAGAATTAGAAGTTTCAGTTACACAAATTCCTGATATCGTAGGCACTAATTTAATATTAACTTACAATATATTAGGTGATATACAAACTGGCGATCTAATCGGTTTTAAGAGTAATTATGATAAATTAACAGGGTTTTTTAAGGTAATTGATATTAATACAGTATTTAAAAAAATTACAATAGTTAAACCAACTACATTTGTATTAAATAATCTCACATTTTCAACAATAAAAACTTTTGTATTTGCAGATCAAAGATATCTCAATATAGATGAATTTTCTGTACCAAGATATATAAATCCTACAACTAATCTTAAACCATTTGGAGAACTTGTATGGTTTACAGAAAATAATGTTAATACCATTTGGCGTAATATGCCAGTGTATTCATCAACATCTATCGTAAATGATAGACAACAAAATAATAGTGAATTTGGTCATAGAGTAGCAGTAAATAAAGATGCTACAGTAATGGCAATTACGCACAAAAATAATGAACTATTTAAAGGCATATGGAACGCAGCGACAACTTACACAAAAGATGATGTAGTTTATCGTGATGGGTTATTTTGGAGATGTATTAAGGAAACTAGTAATCATACGTCCTTTAGACCTAATATTGATTTAAGTAGTGTTCAAATAGAAGAAAGTCCCGAGCTTACTGCTACATTTAGTTGCACTTCTGTTAATTATATAGAAAGTGGATCACAAATTAGAGTAGCTGGTATATTAGATAGTAGCTTTGGATCAAATGGTAACATAGTCGGTTATAGTAGTCCTTCAATTTATAAAGTTATAGCTGGTAGCGTCAACACAGTACGTAAGTTTTTTAGACTTAGTCAATTAGATGATACAGCTCTTATTACTAGTGACGGGGATACTATAGGTTTACAGTTTACCTTATTAGGTGATTTTATTCCTGTTACTGATTCTGCAAGACAAATTATAGTATATTACAAACCATACCTAAGTGATCAATGGATTAAAAAACAGGGCATTCAAGCACCTAATGAAGTTTATAATTTTGGTGATAGTATTACTATCAGTGATGACGGAAGATTTATCGCTATTACTGGTATTAAAAAGACTATGTCAAATATAGAAAAAGCAGTTTATGTCTATTCTATTCCTCAAAAAACTTTGGTATTCACCAGCGAATTTAATACTATTGCAGAAAATAAAATTGATTATGCAAATAATACATTTATAATACCTAATCATTTATTAATTAATGGAACAATAGTAACTTACAGCACTCAAGATCAAGTTATAAATGGATTGACAAACAACGAAGAATATTATGTAAAAGTTTTATCCCCTAACAGTTTTTCTCTAACTACAGATGTTGAGCAGGATAAAATAGTAACCTTATATAAAAGTGAGACTGGTACACATTTTTTTGCAAACTTATTTGCCAATAATGACTATGTTTTAGGTCCAGTGTTTACAAATAATGTACAAGATATAGATTATGGAAAAAAATTAAAATTTAGTTTAAATTTAAATTCAAATCCAAGTTTATCAATATACAAACTTTATATTAGTTCAACTAATAAAGCTTTAGATGTATATAGTTGTTCAAATAATATATGGAGTAATGCTGTAGAATTGGCTTTACCACCTTCAACTGTAACTTATGCTAATGATTTTGATGTAAGTGCTGATGGTAGCAGAATAGTTATTGCAGATTATACAGTGTCTAAAGTTTATATCTACAATAATACCTATAACATAATTCAAACTTTAATTAGTACAGATAATTTTGGGTATAGCGTAAGCATAAGCAGTAACACAAAATATATCGCTGTAGGTAGTATACTTACAGATGATGAAAAAACTAATCAAGGTCAAGTTAATGTATACAAATTAGAAAATAATTCTTATACTATCTATCAAACTATAAAAAATAAAAACCCTGCAAACGATGATAATTTTGGTTATTGGCTAAAATTTAGTAATGATGACATACAAGGTGATCCTAAAACCTTAACAGTTGTCAGTAAACAAGGAACACAAAGAGTTGATATTTTTGATAGATATCAAAGTAATTTTATATTTTCTGAAACTTTAAACACTGGTTCTATAAATGTAGAAAATATTGATGTAGGTGAAAATTTTATTATTATAGGTAATGAAAATTATAATGTGTTAAGTAGAAAAATTGGTGAAATTTTAACTTATAATAAGAAATCTGGATCATATAGTTGGTCTCAGTACATAAAAGAACAAGATAAAGTCAATCTTAATAGAATCAAAAAAGTCTTTGTTTACAATAGAAAAACTAATAATTTAATCAGTTATTTAGATGTAATAGATCCTGTATATGGTAAGATATCTGGAGTAATAGAACAAGAATTAAAGTTTAAAACTTATTATGATCCAGCAACTTACAGTGTAAAATCAAATTCGTTAACTGCTAATATTACTATAGATGAAGGCATGGCATGGACTGATAAGCATGTTGGTATGTTATGGTGGGATCTACGTAAGGCTAAATTTTTAGACAGTAGTATAGGTGATACAAGTTACAATAGTGGTGTTTTTAATAGTTTGTTTCCCACAGCCAGTATAGATGTTTATGAGTGGGTACAATCCAGTGTACTACCCGCTGATTGGGATGTATTAGCGGACACTGCTGAAGGATTCCCATTAGGGATAAGTGGTAAAACATTGTATGGAAATAATGCCTATAGTGTTAAATTAACTTATGATAGTCTTGGAAAGAGGTATAAAAGTACCTATTACTTCTGGGTTAAGAATAAGCGTATTGTACCAAATGCATTTGATAGAAAATATAGTGCCAGTGATATAGCCAGTGCAATATCTAATCCACAGAATTTTAATTTAAAATATATTCAATTCTTAGGTACTAATTCTTTTGGTTTAGTCAATTTAAGAAGTATTTTAGATAAACGTGATTTAGTTTTAAGTGTACAATATTGGACTTCAGATCCAACTAATCTAAACATGCATAGTGAGTGGAGAATTATTTCAGATAATGAAAAAACTACTATTCCTACCCAAATTGAGCGTAGATGGTTTGATAGCTTAATTGGATTTGATAGTATAGGCAGGCCCTTACCCAGTTTATCTCTACCTCCTAAACTACGTTATGGAATAGAATCTATACCTAATCAAAGCATGTTTGTCAACAGATTAGAAGTATTAAAACAATTAATTGAAAGATTGAATTTTGAACTTGCTGATATTCAAATAGATAATATTGACCTTGCTGAGTTATATTTAAAAGATGAGATTCCTCAAAGTAATGTAGGTTACTATGACTATATCAAAGATGTTACCGCAGAATTACGTTTTATACAAACTCAAAATTTTAGACAAGCCACTCTTGATTTTATAATAGAAAATGGGCAAATTATAGAAATAGATGTAATAGATGGCGGTTATGGATATCAAATAGCTCCAAATATAATTATTCAAGGAGACGGTGAACAAGCTTCAGCTAAAACTATAATTAATAATGCAGGTGTTATAACTTCTGTGACCATTTTAGATAAAGGTAAAGGGTACAATAAAGAATTTACTACAATTCAAGTAAGACCTTTAAGTGCTCTAATTTTAAGTGCTCTAAATGGATTAAATCAATGGGCCATATATCATTACATTAATAATAATTGGTTAAAAGTCAAAACACAAAAGTACAATGTAAGTAATTATTGGAATTTTATAGATTGGTACGCTGATGGGTACAATCAATTTACTCGTATAGATTATACAGTAAATGGAGTTAATGAAGCACTAAATTTAAATTGTAGTGTAGGCCAAATAGTTAAGGTAAAAAATATTTCAGGTACTAACAATTGGCTATTATTAGAAAAATTTACTGATACGTTAAACATAGATTATACTAAGGTATTCAAGGTAGTTGGTCGTCAAAATGGTGCGCTACAAATAAGCGACAACTTTTATAATTTTAAAGCAAATCAAAAAGGTTACGATGGAATGCTTTATGATAGCGACTATTTTGACAGTGTTGGTACAACTGAATTACGTATTATTCTAAATGCCTTAAAGAATAAAATTCTTATAGATAATAGACGTAAAATTTATATAAATTTATTCTTCATTAGTCTAAAATATGTGTTATTTGAGCAACCATTCGTTGATTGGCTATTTAAAACCAGCTTTGTAAAAGTACTACATCATGTTGGTCCTTTACGTCAAAAAGTAACATTTAATAATGATGGTCTTGAAGATTATGAAAGTTATATAAAAGAAGTAAAACCATTTAGAACTAAAATCCGTGAATTTGTTAGCATTTATGATAAATTGGACAGTAGTCAAAGCTTAATTACTGATTTTGATTTACCCGCATATGTTAATTCTAATAATAACTTGATAACTCTTTATACTCAATATCAGGATAATAATGTTTATGTTAATAATAATCAAATTGTAAACAAATATCCATATAAAGCATGGAAAGATGGTTTAGGATATTATGTTAAGGAAATAGTTATAATCGACGGCGGAGCTGGTTATATAGATTATCCTAATGTTGAAGTGTTAGGTGATTGTATTCGACCTGCACAGGTAAAAGTATTTGTAAGTAAGGGATCAATAGCAAAAATAGATATACTTGATCCAGGTGAAGGTTATTTTGTCGCACCTACTATAAAAATAGAGGGTAAATTTACAGAAAATGGATATGAAGGCAGAGCTTTTGCTGTATTAGGAAATGGATTAGTTCGAAGCAATTTAATTGGTATGAAGTTCGATAGATATAGCAAAGAAAACATTGCTAATCTTGTGCCATTAATAGCAATAGATACATTTACTGGTGATGCAATAAAAACTACATTTGATTTGACATACACACCAAGTTTTGAAAAAGGCACATATACAGTTAAACTTAATAATGCAGAAATATTTTTTACTGAATATACCTTAGAAAGACATGTAGGATTCGATAAAGCATATAGATATAATTATGGCAAATTGATATTCAAAAATGCTCCTAAAGCTGGTGTTAATATAAGAATTGAATATGTGCGTAATTTCAACAGTTTAAACAGTCTTGAAAGAATAAAATATTTTTATGAACCAAAATCAGGAATGTTAGGTAAAGATTTTGCACAGCTAATGAATGGTATAGACTATGCAGGAGTAGTTGTAACTGGTATAGGATTTGGTAAAACTAATCTGTGGGATGGTGAATTTGATTGGGGTGAACGATTATGGGACTCAGGTGAGCTCACAGATGATGAACAGTATGATACATTAATTGAAGGCGGAAATCTTGTCAGTAATCTCAATAGAAATATTACGCCATTCCGCACAGCCACTGGATTAAGAGCAGATGATATTATTATTGATGGGGATGGGTTTATTACACCAACTACGAGCCCTGCCCCAGAAGAGATGTTACCTGGCCATGTATCAGATACAGTGGTTATCAAAGTTACTGAACGCAGTTTAAATAATAGTTCTAAAATTAGTTGTAAAAAGTTTATTACAGATGGAATAGAAACAAATTTTACTATTGATGATTATCCTAACAATGAAAAAGCTATTATTGTTAAATTAGGTGAGGATATTATTGAGCCATCACAATATGATTTTGATTACAAGACATTAACCATAAAATTTAAAATAGCTCCAGTGGCTAATAAAGAATTGGCTGTAATAAGCTTAGGTTTTAGTGGTTATAATTTGTTATCTACAGATCATGTTGTAGTTACTGATAAAACATACGATGTAGTTACTGATGTAGACTGGCGAGATGGTATTAAAGGCTTTACTGTAGTATCTGGAAAAATTACTGAAAGTACAATATTTAGAACATACGGACTTTGGAATAATGAAATACAATATAAACTAAATGATTTTGCTGTATATGCAAATGTACTGTATAGATCTGTTAAAAGCAATAATGTTGATAATACACCAACTATTTTAGATACAGTGACTAATACTTTTGTTGTAGATGGGGAGTATTGGCAAGAAATTGAAAAGAATGTAACATCCTACAATAATTTTAACAAAGTTGGTTTAAGATTTGCAAGTGAGTTAGATATAAATGATATAGTTTCATATTCAATATTCCTTGATACAGATATAAAACAAAGTGTAGTAACTAAGGAAACAGTTATATCAAATGGCCTGTCAAGGAGTTATCTACTGACAAATTTTGTAGGGTATGATTTTCCTTTAGGCGCTAATACTATTGTAAGAATAGGCGATACGTTATTAAACAGTGTAGATACTTTAAGATTAACTTTGAAAAATCGTGTATTAAAATATACATTAAACGTTTCAAAAACTAATATTGACATATATTCTTACAGTGATTATGAAGTGTTTATTGATAATGTAAAAGTACCAAATGCTATTGCTTATGCTATTAATCTTTCTGATTCTACCATTACATTTAAGCCTAATTATTATAGAGAAAATGCAGAAGTATTAATTACAATAACTAAATTTGCTGATTATACCATAACATCAAATGAAGTACAGTCTACTATTACTTTTAAAAATGTATACCCTGTAGGTACTGAAATTGAAATTATGGCTATGACAAATCATGATATATTAGATATTAATAGAACTTATGAACAAATAGATCCAAAGTTAGGTAGTTACATCAACACGATATATTATCCAACTCTTGTGGAAATTACAGGTGGTATAATTTACTTGGATAAGGAAGTCTACGATACTAATCATGTTTGGGTAACAAAAAATAAAAAATTATTAACTCCATATACAGATTATGTGTTAAGAGAAAGTAAGAAATCAATTCAATTAACTGTACAACCTATTCCCTCTGATAAGTTTAGTGTAATTACTTTTAGTCAAAACATTGTCAGACCTAATATAAGTTATTTACATTTCAAAGATATGCTTAACTATACTTCTTATAAACGTTTAAGTCAAAATAGAACAACTAAGTTAGCCAGAGATTTACTACAAAGTGATAAAGAAATAATCATAGATGACGCTGCTAAAATAACAAATGCCAACTCCATAAACAACGTCGCTGGAGTAATTTATATAAATGGTGAACGTATTGAATATTTTAGTAAAGTAGGATCTATTTTAAGCCAATTGCGTAGAGGTACTTTAGGTACCGGTGTTCCACTTATACACAAAAAAGGCACAGATATATATGATATAGGTTCTAATGAAACAATACCTTATAACGACGAGACATTGATCTATAATTGGAAAGGTGATTGGAATAACTATTCAAGATATCTAATTAATGATGTTGTTAATTATAATAATGTTAACTGGATTAACTTAACCAGTAATAATTTTTCAGAATGGAATAGCACTGTTGTTTATAGACTAAATCAACAAGTTATATATTTGAATGATTTATATATTGCTGTAAAAGAAGTTGATGGTGCTATTAAAAATATTAATCAAAATCCAGGAGATAGTGATACTTCTTGGTGGAAATTATTAACAGTAAACTTCACTGTATATCCAAGTGATAATAATCCAAATTGGGCAAGAACTGAATTTGCATATCTTGAAGATTCCAGCAATACATTAGTAGTACCATGGACTCCTATTACAAGAAGTAATAGTGTAAGTACTAATTTTGATAAAGAAGTTTTAGATATTGAGGTATATGTGGGGACTCAAAGATTAAAGAAAACTGCGTATTCAATTCATAATAAATTAGTAAGTCCTCATAGTCCAGAAGGTGATGACAATTATCCTGCAGATTTTATTACTAATGCTCAAAAATTACCAAGTAAAAATGCTTATGAGATTAGACTTTCGGAGGAAGTTCCTGTAAATACTACATTAACTGTAGTAAGAAAACATGGAAAATTGTGGAATGATAAAGGCAAAATGTTGAATGATTCTACAAATAAAATAGTAGACTTTTTACAGACTGAGGCCAATCTCATAGAGGGAACATCCCCTAATTTTGATAGCGGACTTTATACATCAGACTCAGATGATTTAAGAATGGATGAGGATTAATCATGGCCAAACAGGTAATTAATGTAGGAACAAGAGCTAATGACGGTACTGGAGATAGCATACGTAGAGCTGCTATTAAAATAAATGACAACTTTACTGAAGTTTATGATGGGATTCAAAATATATCCCTAACACCAGGAAATCAAGGTATTCAAGGTGCTCAAGGTGCTCAAGGTGCTCAAGGTGCACAGGGAAGACAGGGTTCTCAGGGTTTACAAGGCTTTCAAAGTCCGCAAGGTATTCAAGGATTACAAGGACCACCAGGACCACCAGGTAGTGGTAGTTCAGGACCTGGATCTCAAGGTACTCAAGGTGCTCAAGGAAGCACAGGTCCACAAGGTAGTCCAGGTAGTCCAGGTCCACAAGGTAGTCCAGGTAGTCCAGGTCCACAAGGTAGTCCAGGTAGTCCAGGTAGTCCAGGTCCACAAGGTACTCCAGGTACTCCAGGTGCTCAAGGTCCACAAGGAAATCCTGGTGCTCAAGGACCGCAAGGAGTAAAAGGCGATACAGGTGATACAGGACCACAAGGTCCACAAGGAAATCCTGGTGCTCAAGGAAATCCTGGCATACAAGGACCTCCTGGCACAGGATTTTTAGGATCACGTACAACTACTCAAGCCACTACAGTTAGTCTAACTAATAATGCTACAGGGACTATTGAATTTAATGGATTTAAAGGATACTTATTATATAAAATTCAAACCAGTCAAGCAGCATGGGTGAGACTTTATGTATCTACAGCAGCTCGCACAGCTGACTCTTCAAGAGTACAAGGGGCTGATCCTAATTATGATTCTGGCGTTGTAACTGAAGTGATCAGCACAGGAAGTCAAACTATAATAATGGCTCCTGCTGTACACGGATTTAATGATGAATCACCAGTAACTGATATAATTCCAGCAGCAGTTACTAATTTAAGTGGTAGTTCTGCCACCATAACTGTTACTTTAACTTTATTGCAGGCAGAAGCATGAGCGAACTAAGAGAATATATAATTACCCTAATAAATTTTGAGGATTTAGATGATTTCTATGAGGACATGGAAACACCTGGAGGTAATTTATATATTCCAAATAGAGCTATTGATGTTGTTCATAGAAGAGAAATAAGTAGGAATACTCACTATTTGCTCACAGACGAAGAAGCTGAACAAATAAGACAAGATCCCAGAGTGTTGGCAGTAGAATTGACGCCAAAAGACAAAGGAGCTATTATTAAACCTTTATGGACTGACAATAGTAACTTCTGGGACAAAAGTAGTGGCAACTCAAATACCCATAAAAATTGGGCTCTATTACGTTGCATAGAAGGTCTTCAACGTAATAATTGGGGTAGCGATGGGACAGCTACTCAAACAGGTACAGTACAAATTAATGCAGAAGGAAGAAATGTAGATGTTGTAATAATGGACGGATTTATTGATCCTAATCATCCTGAATTTGCAGTTAATGCAGATGGAACAGGAGGTAGTCGTGTAGTTCAATATAATTGGTTACAACATGCAACTCCATCTGGAACGTACCAATATGGGCCATATACAGGCGCTAATAACCAACACGGTATTCACGTAGCTGGAACTGTAGCCGGTAATACTCAAGGTTGGGCAAGAAAGGCTAATATCTATAATATGTACGTGTATGGTGGAGATATTAATCCTGTTAACGAAGATTACTTTGATTATGTTAGGCTTTGGCACAATAATAAACCTATAAATCAAACTACAGGTAGAAAAAATCCTACTATAGTAAACAATAGTTGGGGTTATGAGTATACAACTAATTTTGATATATCCAGTATAACAAAGATTACTTTTAGGGGAGTAGAATATACCAGCGGACTTACATCTGCTTTTTTGACCAGTTGTGGGCTATTAAACGATGGAGTATACTTATATGCTATTCCTTTTGTAAGCCCTTCGATAGAAGCTGATCAAGAAATGGCAATCGATGATGGAATCATTATAGTAGGGGCAGCAGGTAATAATAGTCTAAAGATTGATATAGATGGTGGCCAAGACTATAATAATAGCTTTACTTGGGGAGGTAGCACGTTTTTTTACCATAGAGGTATGAGTCCAACTCGGGGCAATCAAGCCATCTGTGTAGGGGCTATATCAACTTTAGCCAATGAATCAAAAGCTACTTACAGCTCATGTGGCCCAAGAATAGATGTGTATGCACCAGGAAGTAGAATAATAAGTGCTATGGTAGGAACTGGGGTATCTGACTCAAGAAATAGTAGTTATTTTTTATTAAAATATTCAGGTACAAGTATGGCCAGTCCTCAAGTATCAGGAGTTCTTGCCTGTATTTTAGAAACTTATCCAACTATGAATCAGAATCAGGCCTTAGATTATTTGATTAAAACTGCCAAGCAAAATCAAATTACAGAAGTAGGATCAAGTTTTTCAGATTATGCATTTTTGCAAGGATCTCCTAATAGATACTTGTATTTTAACAAGGAAAGGCAGGATTCTGGCACCACATGGCCCAAACTAAATTATAAGCCAAGACCAAGTTCTGGAAGATTATACCCACGACAACGTGTAAGAAGGTAAACATAGCATATATTAGAAATAATAAATATTTTGATAGAGAAAAAACATGCAAACAAGAGATTTTGGCGGAATTCATGTAGAAGGGCACATAAAAATTTGGGATCCAGGTTCTCAAGAAGTCTACATCAATAAAAGAAATGCTATTCATTATGAAAACATGAGTATAGCCCTTGCTAACAGTTTAGCCAATTCTGGTAGCGGTTTCATAACTAAGATGATTTTTGGTAATGGAGGAACTGCCGTCGATCCTACAGGTATAATCACTTATCTTACCCCAAATACCACTGGGGTCAATGCTAATTTATACAATAAAACATATAGTAAAGTAGTAGATGATGCTAATCCTGCAAACGTAGATCCTGTTAGAAATTATATTGAAACAAGGCATGTAACAGGAACAACTTATACAGATGTATTTGTTACTTGTTTGTTAGACTATGGTGAACCAAATGGACAAGAAGCCTTTGATAATACCAGTGATAATAATAGTTTATATGTTTTTGATGAATTAGGCTTAGTCACAGATAATGAATCAGGTGGAGAAAGATTACTAACACATGTTATATTTCATCCTGTACAAAAAAGTTTAAACCGCCTTATTCAAATTGATTACACAGTCCGAGTACAAAGTTTAACTGGGTTAATGGGTGAATAATATGAGTATAGATGTAAATTATTCTGATCCAGGTAAAACTCCAATTACTATAGAGGATGGACAAACTGATGTTGAGGCAACTGATTTAACTTTCATAGGTAAAAAATATCCAGAAAGTTACAGTAAAATTATAGCAGAAAATTTTTTACACATATTAGAAAATTTTGCCTACTCTAATGCACCATCAAGACCAGTAAAAGGCCAAATTTGGTTTAATACTAACTCAAACCAAGTTGTAGATCCTGGAAATTCAAGCACTGATGTAACAGAAACTTTTGGTTTAAAAGTTTATGATGGTTCAAATTGGCTACCCATAGGCATAGTTAAAAAATCTGCTACACCACCATCAAATAATAGTGATGCTTTAACAACTGGAGATTTATTTGTTGATACTTCACGTAATCAACTGTATATTAAAAATGCCAGTGATGGATATAATCTTGTAGGACCTACATTTAATGCATTTGAAAAAACAGGTTTAGAGATTGAGGAAATAATTAATAGCACAGATAATCAGCCTGTAAGTGTAATTACAGTATTTGTTAAAGCACGTAGA